CGGCATATCGTTTTTGATTATGCAAAAGTCGCCAATTTTTACGCTCACTCGTCGGCGGACTGCCAAGAGCTTATGGAAAATAGCGCGTTGGTTATCATCGACTTTGATAAGGCGATAGAAAATGGCTTCGTCAAGCTAACGGAAGCCATTAACGAAATGTTCCAATATGGTGAAGATAGCGAGGATGAATAACGACTACACCTTTGTCCGTCATGGGCAAACATATTGGAATAAGAATGGGATAATGCATGGGCAGTATGACATCCCTCTAAATTACACTGGCGTAAAGCAAGCCGCAAAAATTTCTAATGAGCTAAAGGGTGAATTTTTTGACCTGTGTCTATGCTCCCCGCTGCAAAGGGCAAGGTCCACTGCCTTCAGCATATTGCGCCACCATAAAAATACGCCAGTGCTGTATGATGACAGGCTGAAGGAACTAAGCAAGGGATTGCTAGAGGGTAAGCATTTGAACAGTGAAAAGCTGCTCAAAGATGAAGACCTTAATTTGCTCAAAAAATTTAATATCGAAAGTAAGGTAGAATTTTTTGAACGGGTGAAGCAATTTGTAGACGAAACTGAAAAAAAATATAAAAATAAGAAAATTCTGATAGTAGCCCATAGCGGCACTATTAAGATGCTATTTTTTGCTTTTGATTTTCCAAAGGTTCCGCTTCATAGGGCTTACTATAGTTTGCACATAAAAAACTGCAAAGCGTATAAGGTCGGCTCAATACATTCAGAAAGTAAGAAAATGAAAATTGGTTTCTTCCCGATGGTCGCAGACATTCTACATTCCGGCCATGTCTTATCCCTTGAGGAAGCTAAGAAGCATTGCGACTTTTTGATTGTCGGCTTGCACTGTGCGCCTAGCTATAAAAGCCCACAGCAATCAATCTATGAACGCTATATGCAGCTAAGGGCTGTGAAGTGGGTAGATGAGGTTATCCCTTATGAGAATATCGAAAAGGATAAGGACATTTTCGTGTCTTTAGACTATGATGTCTATTTCCTTGGCGAAGACCACAAAAGCGATGACTGGGAGCTAAAGGACAAAATCGAAGAAATGGACAAGGAGATTGTCTATCTAAAGCGTAAGCATAGCTACAGCAGCCGGAAAATTAAAAATGAGTGCAAATAAAAACATTGCCGTCTTTATCCTTTCCCACGGCAGGCCGGATAATGTCATCACTTATAGGACATTGCGTAGCTGCGGCTACACGGGAAAAATTTTCATCATAGTAGATGATGAGGATGAGACGTTAAGCCAATACCAAGCCAAATATAAGGACGAGGTGATTGTCTTTAGCAAAAAAGATTACGAGCAAAAATTCGACATAATGGATAACTTTGATGGCAACAAAGTCATCGTTTATGCGCGTAATGCCTGTTACGACATAGCGCGGGAATTGGGCTTAGATTACTTCTTTGAGTATGAGGACGATTATCAGCATTTCCAATATAGGTATCCAAAGAACAAATCCTTAAAAGTAATTGGTGTCAAAAATCTTGATGAGATATTAGACGCAATGATTACTGGCCTGAACCAAACTAATGCCAGCACAATCTCATTTGCCCAAGGCGGAGACCTCATGGGAGGGATTAAGACTTTATACGCAAGCGCGTATAAGAGGAAGGCAATGAACAGCTTTGTGTTCAAGGTTAATAAAGACCCAGCAGATGATGTTCTATTCATTGGCAGGATGAATGACGACGTAAATACGTATCTAACGCAGGGCAAGGTGGGTAAGCTCTTTGCTCAAATATCCGTAATAAATTTAGTGCAGCTTCAAACTCAATCTAATTCTGGCGGCAACACAGAGGCCTATAAATTATTCGGCACTTATGTAAAATCATTCTATAGCATTATGGCCGCGCCAAACTGCTGTAAGATTGACTTGATGGGAACTACAAACAGGCGGATTCACCATAGGATAAACTGGAACCATGCCGTTCCTAAGATTATCGGAGAACAGCACCGCAAACTAAGGTATGCAGAATGACAGATGTTAAACTAACCGCAAAGCAAGAGGCATTCGCTCAAGCAATAGCTGATGGGCTAGGACAAGCAGACGCATATCGCTTTGCTTATGATGCTGAAAACATGAAGGATGAGAGCGTTTATCCTCAAGCATCTAAGCTAATGAAAAACCCTAAGGTCGCTACAAGGGTTGCGGAATTGAAGGCGCAGGTAGCTGATAAGCAGCTATGGACGCGAGAGATGTCCGTTAAGGGGCTAATCAGCGCGTATCGTATTGCACTAGAGGCCAAGACCTCAACAGGCATGACGGCTGCGGTAAAAGAGCTAAATATCATGCACGGTTATAACGAACCGACCAAGCTTTCGGTCGATGTTAAGTTTAAGCCTATCACGGACGAAGACTGGCTTTGAACTTCACCGATAGCCAGAAAGCGTTTGTCTTTAGCCAAGAGCCATTCCCCGCCTTCGTTGGTGGCTTTGGTTCGGGGAAGACGGCTGCTGGCATCGCACGCATTATGCGGCTCAAGCGTTACTGCCCATATCAAGATGTGGCATACTACCTGCCAACCTATCCTTTGATTGAGGATATTGCCTTTCAACGCTTCCCTGCACTGTTCGAGCGAAACGGCATCCCGTTCAAACTGAACCAGCAAAAGGCGGTGATGGAAACGGAGCTAGGCCGCATCATCTTCCGCAACATGGAGCAACCTGACCGCATCGTCGGTTATGAGGTAGCGCATAGCGTAGTAGATGAGCTTGACACACTGCCTATCGAAAAGGCGCGTTCGGTCTGGAATAAGATTATAGCCCGTAACCGCCAAAAGGCTTTCACGGTATCTGGTAAGCCTGTCCGCAACACTGTGGCCGTGGCAACAACGCCAGAAGGTTTCCGCTTCGTCTATGACCGCTGGGTGAAGAACAAGGCAGAGGGCTATGCGCTCTACAGGGCTAAGACCTCAGACAACGCAGCCAACCTGCCTGAAGATTATATTAAGAACCTGCAAAACAGCTATTCATCCAGCCTACTGGCAGCGTATCTGGATGGCGAGTTTGTGAACCTCACGGCTGGCAGTGTCTATCCAGAGTTTGACCGGAAGCTAAATATCACGCTTGAGCAGATACAGCCAAGGGAGCCTCTGCACGTTGGGCTAGACTTCAACGTCAACAATATGAGCGCGATTATCTGCGTCATACGCAATAACAATCCATTGGCGCTTGATGAGCTAATAGGCGTAAGGGACACGCCAACGATGATTAGGGCGCTGCTGGAGCGTTACCAAGGCCACCAGATAACAGTTTACCCAGATGCTTCAGGCGGGGCTACCAAGAGCGTCAACGCCAGCCTATCGGACATAACCTTGCTGCGCTCTGCTAACTTTACTGTGCTTGCGCCGAATAAGAACCCAGCCGTAAAGGACAGGGTTATAGCAGTGAACCAGATTATTCATAATCAAGGCGTGCGTAGGTTGCTAGTAAACCCTGACAAATGCCCTAATTTAATTGAGGGATTAGAGCGCCAAGCCTACAATAAATCTGGCGAACCTGATAAATCTTCGGGCTTTGACCACTTAAACGATGCCATTGGCTACCTTATTGCATATAAGTATGGTATTGGACGTGGAACAGTTTCATTTGCACAAATCGCAGGGGTTTAGATGGCCGTCGATACCACCCACAAAGAATATGACGCTAACCGCTATAAATGGCAGCGTTGTCGTGACGTAATACAGGGCAGGGATGCGCTAATTCAGCAAGTGAAATACGGGGCTAAGGTTCAGTATGGCGCAAAGTATGCTGGCAGTTTGTATAACCCAGACTACACAGGCAATGATTACCTGCCTCGCTTAGTCAATCAGACTGACCCTGACTATATTGCGTATCAGGAACGGGCTGGCTTTTTCAATGCCACTGGCCGCACGCTAGACGCCTTTACTGGCATGATATTTGCTAAAGACCCCACGTGGAAGCTACCGACTGCCATTGAGCCGTTCGCAGATGACATAACGCTGTCAGGGACTAACCTACGCGAGTTTAGTGAGCAGGTAGTTGAGCAACAGATTGCCGTAGGGCGCGTAGGTATAATGGTGGACTATCCGTCAAACACGCCTACCAATCTTACTGTCGCGGTAGCTGAGGCACTTAACGTGCGTCCATTCCTGCGCTGGTATTCAGCCGAAAGCATCATCAACTGGCGCACAAGCTATATCAATGGCGCTGAAACGCTAACGCTTGTGGTGCTGCGTGAGGCTGCGGAAGTCTACCAAGACGAATTTACGTCTGAAGAAGTGATACGCTATCGGGTGCTTGACCTTACCGAGCGGGGTTATCGCGTCCGTATGATTGACGATAACAACGAACTGCTTAGCGAAGTATACCCGTTGGAACTAGGCCAGCCTATGCGCTATATCCCGTTCACAGTGCTTGGGGCTAACAGTGCATCTACTACAGTGCAAAAGCCACCCTTGCTTGACCTAGTAGACACTAACCTCGCTCACTATCGCAACAGCGCCGACTATGAGCATGGCTTGCACTTCACTGGCTTACCCACCCCTTATGTTGCTGGCGTTCAGTTAGCAGAGGGGCAGACGCTTTCCATTGGTTCAATGACAGCGTGGGTATTCCCTGACCCATCGGCCAAGGCAGAGTTTCTTGAGTTTAAGGGCGATGGCCTAAAGACGCTGCAACAGGCGCTAAAGGACAAAGAGCAGCGCATGGCTGTTCTAGGCGCTCGTATGCTGGCAGATGACAAGCGCACGGCAGAGGCATTTGGCACTATAGAGCTACGCACGGCTGGTGAGCGTTCGGTGCTGGCCTCTATCAGTCGTTCGGCATCGGATGCTATCCAGCGTTCGCTTAACTGGATGGCTGAATGGGTAGGCGCACCACAGGACGCAGAGTTTAATCTTAACACCGACTTTGGCGCTGCACGTATGGCTCCACAGATGGTGAGCGCATTGATGGGCGCATATCAAGGTGACGCTATGCCACTGTCAGTATTGTTCGACAACTTCCAGCGCGGTGAGCTAGTCAACCCGCAAATGGAATTTGAAGAATATGAGGCAATGCTGGCCGATGAAGGCCCGTCGTTTGCAGATGCAGCTATGGATGAGCCTGAGGACGACAATAGCGACGATGTTGCAGAGCAAACCTTGATGGCTAACATCCGTCAGAGGCTTGGCCTCTAAATGGCTATCAGCGAGGAAATTGTCGCCTCGCTAGTCGAGGCTGTTGCCGCGCTCAATTTGCGTGTCAACGATGCAGCCTCAAGGCCAATGATACAAGGGCCGCAAGGTGAAGCTGGCCCACAAGGGGAGCGCGGCGAGGATGCACCACCTGTCAGTGACCAGCAAATCAAGGACGCTGCTGAAAATTGGCTACGTGAAAACATCACCCAGCCAGCAAACGGACAGGACGGACAAGACGGACAGACCGGACAGCAAGGACGCCCACCTACAGATGAGGAAATTCAGGCTGCCGTCGATATATGGTTTGGCCTCAACCGTGAAACATTGCGTGGCCGTGATGGGCGAGATGGTGTTGACGGTGCTGATGGTAGTGCTGGGCGCAATGGGATTGATGGCCGCGATGGTCGCAATGGTTCCGATGGCGCTGATGGTGTTGGCATTGCACTTGTGGAACAGCGCGACGATAAGTCGTTTTGGATTACGCTCACCAATGGGCAAGAAACTGAAATAGAATTGCCCGTTGCTAAACCGCTTGGTTCATTCGGCGGTGGAGGCGGAGGCGCAAAGAAGTTGTCAGATTTAGAGGACGTTATTATCACGGACCTTTCTGACCTTGACGTTTTGCAGTATAACGCATCAACATCTAAGTGGATAAATACTGCTGGCGTTTTCGACGGCGGAGCTTATTAAGAATTAACCCCGCTATATAGCATAAAGGGAAAGCCACATGGCATTGATGAAGTTTAAGCGTAGTGCGGTTCCGGCCAAAATACCAAGCATTGCTGACCTTGCGCTAGGCGAGCTTGCAATCAATACCTATGACGGTAAGCTATTCCTTAAAAAGAATGATGGCACTGAGGCTATCGTTGAAATTGGCGCTGGTGGTGGCGGCGGCTCTGGAACAGTCACAAGCGTATCTGGAACGGGCAGCGTTAGCGGCCTGACGCTATCAGGCACAGTCACCACATCTGGTTCAATAACCCTTGGCGGCACGTTGGCGCTCACATCCGGCGACATCACAGGCGGCTTGGGCTTTACGCCAGCAACGGCGGCACAAGGCGCTAAGGCAGACACTGCCGTTCAAACCATCACATCGACTGATGGTTCTGTATCTATTACTGGAACAACGGCGATAGACCTATCGGTTGCTGTCGCTGGTTCAACTTCAAACGTCCTGCTGCCTGTTCGTAACACCACGGGCGCAACGCTCACAAAAGGCACTGCGGTATATATCAGCGGGGCCACTGGTCAGATTTCCACTGTCAGCAAGGCAATCGCAACAAGCGATGCAACGTCAGCGCAGACATTGGGCTTGGTCACAGCCAACATTGCCAACAACGCCAATGGCAACGTCACGCTCATTGGAACCATCACCAACATCAACAACTGGTTCACCAACTATCACTACTAGCGGTTCAGACACAATTTACAGGTTTAACTCATCTGGCACTATTACGTTTGCATAATAATAGACTTTTTAAGTAACATAAAAATGTTCTAGTTTTAGGATAGATTAAAAATAGCATGTCTGTATCAGACCAACTTCTTGACCTTTTAACCATTCGGCAACTATTGCTAGAGCGGATTATTGCTGGCGAAAACGTCACGTTGAACAAGCAACTGGATAGCATCGCGGCGCAAATCACGAAGGCGCTAAAGGGTAAAGAGCTTACGGAGTATCAGGGCAAGCGTCTTGATAAGGCAATCGCAGAGCTAACTAACATTATGAAGTTGGATGCGCCTGACCTTGCTGGTATCGCTGCATCGGAGGCATCGTTTGTGAATGGCGCGTTTGCCAGTGTAGGCATTGACGCTGTATTGCCAGCCACAAGCGTTATCACAGAGATAGCCAAGTCATCGCTCACACAGGGTGCTACCATTGGCAGTTGGTTTAGCCAATTAAACGAAACCACACGTTTCAACATTAACCGCGCTGTGAAGAATGGCGTTAGCCTTGGCTTGACCAATGCACAGATTGCTAAGTCTATTATGGGGACTGGTGACAAAGGCAGTGAGCCTATGGCCAAGGCACGGCGCGATGCAATAGCTATTACACGCACGGCAACGCAGACTGTGGCTAATGACGTTCGCATGGCAAGCTACATGGAGAACGCTGACATTATCAAGGCGGTGCAATGGGTGTCAACACTAGATAGCCGCACAACTGAAATATGTATGGCACGTTCTGGCAAGACTTGGACATTTCCAGACTTCAAGCCCATCGGCCACAATATACCGTGGAATGGTGGGCCACCTGCACACTGGGCTTGCCGTTCAACATCTATTCCCGTTACGCGCTCAATGGCAGAGATAACGGGCAAGGCTGAAGACCAGATTGCGCCGCGCACTCGTGCAAGCATGGATGGCGCTGTAGCCCAAGATTTAACCTTTGACCAATTCCTAAAGAACAAGCCACCTGCCTTTGCTGACGAAATGCTAGGTAAGGGCCGTGCTGAACTTTGGCGGTCAGGCAAGATAACTTTAAGCCAGCTATTAGACCAGCGCGGCAATCCTTTGTCATTAACACAATTAGAAAGCAAATACGGTAAACCATGACGTTATAGTCAAACATTTCTAAATGTGTTAATAGCAAGCTAACGCGGAGGCAGAGCCAAAGCGCAAACCGCCCCAGAGGGGCAACAAAGTCCAGAGGACAAACCTATGAGTGAAGATAAAATTGCAGAGTTAGAAGCGGCGATTGAGGTTCTTAGCGCAAAGAATAATCAGTTGCTGGGTGAAGTGAAGGTAGCAAAGGCGAAAGCCAAAGGTGCTGAAATAGACCCCGCCGAATATGCAGCGTTGCAGAATGAAAATGAAATGCTGAAATCGGAGCTAACCAAGACCACAAAGGAAAGTGCCAAAGCGATTGAAACATTGAATGCTAATTTGTCTGAGAAAGACGGAGCGTTGCAATCATACTTAATCGACAATGGACTTAACGATGCGATGCTGAAAGCAGGTATCAAGCCAGAATTCATGTCGGCTGCAAAGGCGATGTTGAAGGCTAATACCAAGGTGACGGCAGAGAATGGTCAATATTCCGCACTCATGGGTGACAAGCCGTTGCTTGATGCAATTACTGAATGGGCCGCTAGTGACGAAGGCAAGCACTTCGTTTCTGCTCCCGCAAATTCTGGTGGTGGAGCCACTGGCGGAAACAGTAGTGGCACACCTATCGCACCCAAGGGCAACCTCGGCGGCGATAAAGGGCAGCGGGTAAACGCAATTAAAAATATGTTCCCCGACTTACCATAAGGATTTTAAGTTATGTCACTTTCGCAAATGAAGGTATTCAATGAATACGTAATGCCAGCTACCATTGAGACGCTGGCTCAAATGGTCGATAAGTTTAATGGTGCATCCAACGGCGCAATCCGTTTGACCACCACTGGCTTTGACGGCGACTTCTATCAGGAAAGCTTCTTCGCTGCCGTGCACAGCGCACAGCGCCGCGTTGACCGTTATGCAAACCAAGCTTCGGCTACTGCAACTGACCTGACGCAGCTTCAGTTGAACGGCGTTAAGGTTGCTGGTGGTTTCGGCCCAATCCGCTTTGAGCCTTCGCAGCTTACATGGTTGCAGAAGCCTACTTCGGAAGGGATTGAAGTTGCATCGCGTAACTTTGCTGAAGCTTTGATGGCTGACCAGTTGAACACCGCAATCGCTGCTCTTGTTGCTGCAATCGCCAACCAAGGCGCTGCAACGACTGTAGACGTTTCGGATGATGCTGCTGTAACCTATGGCACGATGAACTCCGCCAACGCTTTGTTCGGTGACAATTCGTCGAGCATTGTTGCCAACGTCATGAACGGCGCTGCATATCACAAGCTGATTTCGCAGAACCTGACCAACGGCGCACAGTTGTTCGTTGCACAGAACGTGCAGGTTGTAGACATCCTTGGCCGTCCTGTCATCGTGACTGACGCCCCTGCGTTGTATGCTACTGGCACACCAAACCTGTCGAAGGTTCTGGGCTTGTCCGATGGCGCTGCTGTTGTTTATGATGGCGGTGACGTTATCAGCAATATCGAGACCAGCAACGGTCAGACCCGTATCGAAACAACGATGCAAGTCGATTACACCTTCGGCGTTGCCCTTAAGGGTTATAGCTGGGATGTGGCAAACGGTGGCAAGTCGCCAACGGATGCAGAACTTGCAACTGGTTCCAACTGGGACAAGGTTGCCACCTCAATCAAGCACACTGCTGGTGTTCTTGCCATTGGTGATGCTGACGCATAAGAGTAAAGGAATGGGGCTGTCGCTAATGACAGCCCCTAACCTTATTAAAAGGATTGTTTATGGCTAAAATCATTTATGAGCCGCATCCCATTAGCCCTGCACGCAAAGCTAAATTGCAGGCAGAGGGCTATAAAATCATTGATGCTATTTTTGCTCCAGCCGGAACGCCAGTGCATCAAAAATTGGACATAGAAGAATATGTCAAGCAAACCGCTGAACTTGAAGTTGAAGTAGAACTTGAAGCGGTAGATGAGCCTAAAGAAGATGCGCTAGAAGCGTATGAAGCTAAGGAACCATCATCGAAGCCATCAAAGCGTGGCCGTCCAAAAAAGGATTAATACATGGCATTCGTAGTCGAAACAGGTTCTGGTGTTCCAAACGCCAATAGTTATGCCAGCGTTTCGGCTGCGGATGGCTATGTTGCTGACCGTGGCATTGCTGGCTGGTCAACGCTTTCAACCACACTAAAGGAACAGGCGCTGATAAATGCGACTGATTACCTTGAGGCTACCTACCGCGATGCGTGGAAGGGTAACCGCATTACTGCAACGCAATCGCTATCGTGGCCGCGCTCTAATGTAATTGTTGATGGCTTCCTGCTAGATGCAAACATCGTGCCACTTCCTGTAGTTTATTCCTGCGTTGAAATGGCTGTCCGTGCGGCTGGCGGTGAAACGCTAATCGCTGACCAAGGCCAGAGGGTAAAGCGCGAAAAGATTGATGTAATTGAAATTGAATATCAGGATTACTCAGACCCAACGCAGCGTTACCCATTCGTCAATCGTATGCTCTCTGCATATTTACTTTCGTCATCTGATGGTAGCTTTGCACAAGTGCGTATAACCCGCACATGAGTAAGCAAGCTCAAACCGCTGCACGCTTGCTTGCTAAATACGGCGAGGAAGTTGTTGTAACGTTCACCAACTGGGGAGAGTATGACCCTGTAACTGGTGCGGCTACTGGCACGACAACGGAAACCACAATTAACGCTGTCGCCTATCCATCTAACTATCAAACTAAAGAGATAGACGGCACAGTCATTCAAGCTGGTGACATACGCCTCATTCTAGAACTAATCGAAACTGTCCCCGTGGTCGGTTGCTTGGTTCTGGTCGATGGGATTACCTATCGCATTATGCACATTAAGCCCATTCGCTTATCAGGCGATAACATCATTTTCATTTGTCAGATAAGGGCAAACTAATGCAATTAGGCTCTCGCGTTTGGTTCCCAAGTGATTGGAATGTAGGAACGCTGGATAGCATCCTGCATAATACACAGGGTGAGGTTATAGCCTATATCCTTTTGCTGGATAATGGCGAAAAAGTGGCAGTAGATATGCAAATTGCGGAGCCTTTCGATGAGCCTTACTGACATTGGCGCTGCGCTATCGACGCAACTAGCGACATTAAACCTGCCAACAGCGTGGGAAAATTCACGCTTTAAACCTACTGCTGGGCAGGTATATCTTGCTGAAAGCCTTATAGCTGGCAACACCATTGCTGTAGGCTTTGCAAACCAAGCCTCAGATGAGTATGGCGGCATCTATCAGGTGCTTGTTTACGCCCCTGCGGATGCTGGCAAGGGCATTGCACGCTCAACCGCTGATACTGTGGCCGCTGCGTTCGTTCGTGGCGATAGGCTTGCCTACAATGGCGTGACAGTAACCATTCAATCTACATCGCAAGCTGCTGGCTTTATGTCAGGTGACAGGTTCGTTGTTCCCGTATCGGTTGCATACCGCGCCTTTATATGAGCACATTTAAACTAGACATAAACAGGTTCGTCGAAAAGGCTGGCAAGAAAGCTGACAAGGCTGTTCGTGAAATATGCCTTAATCTTTATAGCGATATTACTTATGGCACTCCCGTAGACACTGGCAGGGCAAGGGCTAATTGGTTTACGTCTATTGGCTCACCATCAAATCAAACTATTGAATTTGAGGGCGGCGGCACAGCGGCACAGGACTTAGCCATTGCTCGTGCAATGCCAGATATTGCCAACGCTTCTGGCAATGTGTTCTGGATAAGCAACAATTTACCCTATATTTATAGGCTTGAATACGAAGGGTGGTCTAAACAGGCTCCCCGTGGTATGGTGCGAATTGCTATTGATAACATGAGGCGCGATTTGCGGTAATTTGTTCATCAAGCGCAATTGTTATATTTGTTTCTTCATGCATGGAGGTTTTTTAATGTCTGATATTGTTTCTTCGGTTGGGACGATTGTTTCCGTTTCCGCCACTGCCCCTGCGACTTATGACGCAACGGGTTTTGCTGCTCTTACTTGGTCTGCTTGCGGTGAGCTTTCTGACTTGCCAGCATTCGGCGCAGAAGCTGCGCTTGCTACCCACACGCCACTTGGCACGGGTATTGTTGCAAAGCGTCGTGGTTCGCTTAACTATGGTTCTGTTACGCTTGCAATGGCATCTTCGTTTGAAGATACAGGCCAAGGCGTATTGAAGACCGCTGGTGAAGCTGCCGCTGGTTCTGACGCGCAGGTATCCGTTAAGGTTGCTCTCGTAACTGGTGAAATTCAGTATTTCACTGCACAGGTTATGTCATACAAAACGAATGTCGGTAACGCTGACGCTATCACTATGGCTGAAGTTACACTTGAAATTGACAATTCGGTCGTTAAGGTAGACTAACGACATAAAAGCTTCCCTGCCGTGGCTGCGTCCGACTACGGCAGGGGAGAACTTTAATCGGACGCATCGGATGGAGTTTTAATATGTCTTTTGACCTAAATTCGCTGAAGCCAGTAATGGCTGACGATGGCGCTGTTCTTAATATCGTGCATCCCGAAACTGAAGAAGTTATTGAGGGCATGACGATTACCCTGCTTGGGCAAGACAGCAAGGTTTACCGCAAGCTACAAATGAGCAAGCAACAGGCTGCTCTGAACCGCATGGCTAAAGGCAAGAAGGCGCTTGACCTTGATGCTGAAAAGCTTTCGGAAGATAGCATTGATGATTTGGTCAAGCTAACAACTGCATGGGCTGGCTTTACCCTTGATGGTAAAGACCTTGAATGCACACCTGAGAATGTCCGCACAGTCTATGCTGATTGGTCGTGGATTAAAGAACAGGTGCAGGAGTTTGTTGGCAATCGCGCCAACTTTTTTCGCGCAAACGATTGAGCAACTAACCACATTTGTCAAGCACGCTGCTTGGCTGAACACAATACCGTCTAAGGCTAAACGCCCAAGGCGCGAAACCAAGTCGGACGCCATGCCTCATATTGAGGCTGGCGCTCACTTGCTTGAAATCTTATTTGAGGTTGGCCCTGCCAAACCATCTGGAATGGGTGGGCAAATTGGCATTGATGAAATTGACCTTGTTGCATGGCAATATAATCAAGGCATCAATCTGACACCTTGGGAAGCTAAGGCTGTCCGCACGTTATCCAAAGAATATGCGTATATGCTGGGACAGGCCAGTGAAGCTCATTGCCCACCACCTTGGGTAGACCCATCTGTCATGACAGAAGAACGGCGGCAGAAAATTGCTAATGCGATGTCTTCTTGGTCTGATAAAATCAATGCAAGCAAGACAAAGGCGTAAAATTACGCTATAAGCGTTCATCATTCAGCGAGGTTATAGCGTGGCAGATTTAGCAAACCTACGGATTGGCGTTGATAGTCGAGCTGTAAAGGATGCGGCCAAAGACCTTAATGCTTTAGGAACGGCAGCAAATAGCACGGAAACTAGCGTTAAAAAAACATCAAGCGCGTTGGCTACTCTTGGTGGTGTTTTAGCTTCGCTTGGTATCGCTGCGATTGCGCGTGAAGCTATTTTAATGGCTGATACGTTTACTCGTATGAGCGGACAGCTTGCCTTAGTTACTAATAACGCGCAGGAATTGGCATCGGCTGAAAAGCAGT